TAGATGAATCGTCCACATATAGGACAAATATTAGGAGAAATATTATGGCAATTGTAAAAGGGCTAAAGAATATCGAAGCAATGCTAGATAAGCCAAAGTTCGAAAATAATGGTCCACGAGTAACGTGGCTAAAGTTAGAAGACAATCAGAGTGTATCCGTTCGTTTTGTAAATGAACTTGATGGAGACTCCCCAAGCTATGACGAAAAGAATGGTCTAGCCATTGTTGTTTCTGAACACACAAACCCAAAGGATTATAAGCGTAAGGCAGCCTGTTCTGCTGAAAGCGAAGGTCGTTGCTTTGGCTGTGAAATGCACAGAAAGGACATGAAGGCTGGATGGCGATCACGTCTACGCTTCTACATCAATGTACTAGTTGATGATGGCGTAAACGATCCGTACATTGCTGTTTGGAGTATGGGTGTAGCAAAGTCTGCAACATTTGATACAATTCGTGAATATGTTCAAGACTCACAAAGCCTTTCTAACATGACATGGAAGCTAAAGCGAAATGGAAAAGGAACTGAGACAACTTATATTCTAATTCCAACTAAGCAAGATGAAGAAAAGTTTGATTGGTCTAAGTATGAGATTCCAGAACTTGAAGCTGTTGTAAGAGAAGTTCCTTACGCAGAGCAGGAATCATTCTTCTTAGGCTTTGACAACCCATCTGTATCAACTTCTGTAGATTGGTAATTGTGGTGGGGGAGAAGGACTCCCCCACCCTATTTAACTGAAAGGTAAAAATGACTTACGTTCCATTACACGTTCACACACACTACTCCCTTATGGATGGTGTTGCAACTCCAGAAGAGTATGCAAAACGTGCTGCTGAAATTGGACTACCAGCAATTGCAATAACTGACCATGGCGTTCTGTCTGGTCATAGACCTATGTATAGGGCTGCAAAGGCAAACGGTATTAAACCAATTTTAGGAATTGAAGGATATATCACAGCAGATAGATTTGACAATAGAGATAAGTCTGAAAGAACTGATCCTTTAGATATGGTGTATAACCACATAGTTCTTCTTGCAAAAAATGATAAAGGTTTAGAAAACCTAAACAAGCTTAACGAACTTGCTTGGACTGAGGGCTACTATAAGAAGCCAAGAATTGATTTTGAAATACTTTCTAAATACAGAGAAGGCATAATTGTTCTATCTGCATGTATGAGTGGACTACTTGCAAAGGCAATTGAACACAAAGAATATGCTGCTGCAAAAAAACACATGGTATGGTTTAAAGAAAACTTTGGCGATGATTTTTATGTAGAAGTTATGCCACATAATTCTGCAGAATTAAATAAAGAACTTTTAGAAATGGCTGACATTTATGACGTTAAGCCTGTAGTAACTCCTGACTGTCACCACTCTGATAAGAGTCAAAAAGTAATTCAGGAAATGATGCTACTTTTAAATACACATGCTAAGTTAAATAAAGAAGCAACTTTTGATAAGGCATCAAAAATTGAAGACCCCATGAAGCGTCTTGACTACTTGTATGGTGAAGACAGAATGATGAGTTTTAGAACATTTGATATTCACCTTCTTTCATATGAAGAAATTAAATCTGCTATGCAACAGCAGGGAATCAAGCGTGAAGATATTTATGAAAACTCTGTTGAGATTGCAAACAAGGTAGAAGAATATGATATTAAAAGTGGTCTAGACCTTCTTCCAATTAAGGTTGAAAATCCAGATGAAGAGCTTCTTGCACTTGCCTCTAGGGGATTGGTCTTAAAGGGTCTTTCTAAAAACAAAGAGTATTTGGATAGATTAAATCTAGAACTTGATATTATTAAGAGTAAAAACTTCTCACCCTATTTTTTGGTTGTTCATAATATGCTTAATTGGGCAAAAGAGCAAGGCATTATGGTTGGTCCAGGTCGTGGTAGTGCTGCAGGTTCATTGGTTTGTTATGCATTAGGTATTACTGAAATTGATCCAATTGAATATGGTTTATTGTTTTTCCGTTTTATTAATCCAGATAGAGATGATTTCCCAGATATTGATTCTGATATTGCAGATGATAGGCGAGATGAAGTAAAGGCATATCTTGAACGTGAATATAAAAATGTTGCATCTATTGCCACATTCCTTGCATTTAAAGACAAGGGTGTTGTAAGAGATGTTGCTAGAGCATTTAATATTCCTTTGAATGATGTTAATAAAGTTCTTAAGGGCGTAGATAGCTGGGATGATTTTACAAGATCAACTAATGCACAGTGGTTTAGAATGAAGTATCCTGAAATTGTTAAGTATGGAGAACAGCTTCGTGGTAGAATTCGTGGAACTGGTATTCATGCTGCAGGTGTAGTCACCGCAAAGGATTCAATCTTTAAGTATGCTCCACTTGAAACACGAGTTGCACCAGGAAGTAAAGAAAGAATTCCAGTAGTAGCAGTAGATATGGAAGAAGCTGCAGAAATTGGTCTAATTAAACTTGATGTTCTTGGTCTAAAAACTTTAACCGTTATTGACCAGACTATTAAAACAATTAAAGAACGTCACGGTAAAGATATTGATCTAAAGCAAATACCTCTAAACGATAAGAAAGTCTTTGAGATGCTTTCTGAAGGGCGTACAAAGGGTGTTTTTCAGTGTGAAGCAACCCCTTATACAAACCTACTTGTTAAAATGAGGGTAAGTAATTTTGATGAACTTGTTGCATCTAATGCTCTTGTTCGTCCAGGTGCTATGAACACTATTGGAAAATCATACATTGCTCGTAAGCATGGTAGAGAAATGGTTGAATACATCCACCCATCTATGAATGACTACCTAAAAGATACTTATGGCTGTGTACTTTATCAAGAGCAGGTTATGCAAGCCTGTGTAGTTCTTGGTGGAATGACTATGGTTGAGGCTGACAAGGTTCGTAAAATTATTGGTAAGAAAAAAGATGCTAAAGAGTTTGACATCTTTAAAGATAAGTTTGTTAATAATGCAGAAAAGCATATTGGCATTAGGGCAAAAGATCTTTGGCATGACTTTGAAGCACATGCAGGTTATTCATTTAACAAGTCTCACGCTGTTGCATACTCAACCCTTTCTTATTGGACTGCGTGGCTAAAGTATCACTACCCAATTGAGTTTATGTTTTCTCTATTGAAGAGTGAAAAAGATAGCGATGCTCGTACAGAGTATTTGATTGAATCAAAGCGTATGGGAATATCTTTAAAGCTTCCACACATTAATGAATCTGATGCAGATTTTAAAATTGAGGGCAAGGGTATTAGATTTGGTCTTGCTGCAATTAAGTGGCTATCAGAAGGTGTTGCTAATAAAATTATTGCTGGCAGACCTTTTGAATCTAAAGAGCAATTTAAAAAGTTTGCAGTAAAGAAGGGTAGTGGAATTAATTCAAGAGCAGTAGAGGCTTTAGATTTAATTGGTGCTTTAACATTTGAAGATAATCCAAGGGATGAAGTTAAGGTAAGAGAAAATCTTTATGAGTATTTAAATCTTCCCGAACTAAATACAAGCGTTCCACAACATTATTATGCATATATAAATCTTGTAGAAGACTTTGATGAACAAGGTGTTTTTGTAATGCTTGGTATTGCTAAAAACATTAAGCGTGGAAAAGGCTGGTCAAGAGTTGAGATTATGGACTCTACTGGTGTGGTTGGAATTTTTGATGATGAAGAAACTAAGATTGAGCCAGGAAGAACTTATTTAATTCTTGCAGGAGCAAATAGAATTTCTGAAGCAATTCCTATTGATGAATTGAAAGAGCATAAAGATAATCCGTTAATAAAGTTTTTAAATTATAAGCAGATTCCGTTTGCAAATGATGAACACTTTGTGCTATCATTTACTCCAAGAGTTACTAAAGCTGGAAAGAGAATGGCTAACATGATTGTTGCTGATAGTTCAAGAGAAATGACTGCTGTCATGGTATTCCCAACAATGTTCTCTACTGGATATATGAAATGCCAGCCTGGAAAAGTAGCAAAAGTTAATTTTAGTGAGACAAAAGAAGGAACGATTACATTGAAGGAAGTGTTATAAATGGCTATCATAATTGATGAATTTGCAGCAGTATTACATGCTAATGCAAGAGATAAAGGGTTTTGGGATGATAATAATGGAACTATTTTTTATCTAAAACAACTTGCAATGGTACATTCAGAAGTGTCTGAAGTGCTTGAAGCAATACGCAAGGAGAAGGGTGACGACCAGGTGGTAGAAGAACTAGCTGACATTATTATTAGAGTCTTAGACTTATATGCTGGTTTAGTTAGAGATGGTTACACATCAATATCCCTTGAAGAGTCCTTAAAAAATAAGGCTAAGATAAATACAGAGCGTCCAAAAATGCATGGAGTTCTAGCGTGAGTAAAATAGATTTAGACGACTTCTTATCTCAGTTAGATCCAAAGTTGCGTAAGAAAATTACAAGTGGAAATACTATCGAGATAACTAAGCAAAAGACACCAAGTATTAGTTTAAATAATGCCTTGAAAGGTGGATTTGGATATGGTCGTCAAGTACTTATCTGGGGAAATAAGTCTGCAGGAAAGTCTTCATTTTGTTTACAGATGATTGCTGATGCTCAAAAGGATGGTAAGGTTTGTGCCTGGATTGATGCAGAGGCATCTTTTGATCCAGAATGGGCAAGAAAACTTGGAGTAGATGTAGATCAACTAATTTATTCAAATGCTAGAAGTATGAATGAAATGGTGGATGTTGGAGTACAGCTAATGAAGGCTGGAGTAGATGTACTAATTGTTGATTCTATTTCTGCACTTCTTCCTGCTATATATTTTGAAAAAGATTCAGAAGAATTAAAGCAGTTGGAAAATACTAAGCAGATTGGTGCAGAGGCAAGAGATATGACTAATGCAGTAAAGATGCTTAACTATGCAAATAATAATGACAAGCCAACTCTTCTTGTTTTAATTTCTCAACAAAGAAATAATATTGGTGCTATGTTTGCTTCACACCAGCCAACTGGTGGTCATGCTGTAAAATTCTTTAGCAGTACTATCGTTAAGCTTTGGTCAAGTGAATCTGATAATCAAGCAATCAAGGGAAAGATAGTTTCAGGAGACAAGATTATTGAATCTAAGATTGGTCGTGTAGTCAATTGGCACGTTGATTTTAATAAGACTGGTCCAGCTTTTGTTGCAGGTTCCTATGACTTCTACTTTGATGGAGAAGGTTCTATGGGTGTAGACAAGGTTGCAGATCTAGTTGATACCGCAGAACTTGTTGGAGCAATTCAAAAAGGTGGTGCTTGGTACACTGTGGGAGAAGAAAGACTGCAGGGTAGAGCAAAGGTTATTGAGTGGCTAAAAGAAGATCCAAAAAGAGTTGCAGACCTAGAGGCAAAGTTAGATGTATAAAGACTTCTCTGAATATAGAGGAAAGTTTTTTTGTCATACATGCAAAGAGCCTGTGCTAATTGCAAGATTTTATAAAAATACAACAATGGACTTAACTTGGCTATGTTCTAAAAGACACCTGTCTAAAGTTAACTTAAACATTAAGGGGTATTAATGAGTGAACGTGGAGAATTAAAAAGGGCAGGTATGAAAGCTCATAAGAATTCTGGTAGAGGTGCAGTAAAAGCTGATGGCTCTGATGATGAATTTGTTGTTGATGTAAAAGAATATAGCAAGTCATTTTCTATTAGTCAAGATAACTGGGCAAAGATTGTAACTGATACTTTAAAAGTTGACAGAACAAAAAACCCAGCATTAATGTTAGTGATTGGCGAAGGTAATAAAAAAGTTAGACTTGCTGTTATTGAATGGGAAGTATTTGAAGAATTGAGGAATAATGGAAACAACAGTTGATTTACTAAATCAAGTAAATGGATTTAATGAAATATCTGAGCATATGCAAGATGAAGAGTTAACTCAAACTCTAGCTCTTGTTGCAAAACTTATTTCTAAGCCAGACGTTCCAGCATCAGTCGGTGTTGAACTAATTGTAAAACTACAAGCATATTCTGCTAAATTTGCAATGCTCGCTTCCTGGTATACTAATGTTAAGAAAGATGAAAGAGCAAAGAAAAATATATACTATTCAGCTAAAGAAGCAACGGATAGACTAGTGGATGCATTAAAATATGCAGTTAGGATTAACAATGGCTAAGAGCCTTATTAACAAGTTGGTTGAAAAACCAAAGAAGAGTGAAGAAAATTTAATTAACAGTCAAGAAATTGTTGATAAAATTAAAGAAGGATATGCTTTACAAAGAAAGTCTTCATTTATGAAGAGAGATAGCTTTACTCCATCAACATTAACATATGGTGCAGGAAAGTGTCCAAGATTTTGGTATCTCTGGTTTGAAGGAAATGAGTCTGACGTTAAAACAGATTGGTATTCTGTAGCAAATATGGATAGTGGCACTGATCGTCATGGTCGTATTGAAAAGGCTATGGAGTCTGCAGGTATCTTGGTAACAAATGAAGAACGTCTTTCATATCAAGATCCACCAATTTCTGGTAGAACTGATGCTATCATTAAATGGAATGATATGGATATTCTTACTGAAATTAAGACTCTTAATGAAGATTCTTTTCACTATTTAAATGTTAAAGGTGAAGCAAGAAAGTATCATGTTGAGCAACTCCTTATTTATATGAAAATTCTTAAGAAGAGTTTTGCTTTCCTTGTCTATGAATCTAAAAATAGTCACGAACTTTCTATGTTTCCTGTAAAACTTAATGAACATTATAAGAACTTTATTAACTATTTCTTTGATTGGATGAGAGAAGTTAAAAAGGCTTCTGATGATGGTCTGCTTCCTGAAAATCCTTATCGTTCAAATTCCAAGGTTTGCAAGGGTTGTGATTTCGAAACAGTTTGTCGTACAAAGCCAAAGGGTGATATTAAAATAGCTCCAAGGAAAGACCTTGAATAAATTTTGCAAACTATGTGACGAACAGTTTCAGACGAATAATAAGAATCAAATCTATTGTTCTCCTGAGTGTAGAACTACTGCCACTAAAGAAAAAATTATGCAAAGATATAAGGTTTCAAAAGTAAGATCTCGTGCAAGTAAGTCTAGAAAATGTGCTGGTGGATGCGGTATTGAAATTAGTATTTACAACGATGCTGGATTTTGTAATAACTGTATGATGAGCAAAAGAAAACTAGATCAAACACTAAAAGATATAAAAGGATTTTTTGATTATGAGCAAAGTTAGTTGGAAAGACGTTGGTACGCCAAGTAGGTTTATAGCAATTGATGCTTCGTCCACTTCAGTTGCATTTGCTATATTTGCAAACAAGCATTTAGTTAAATTTGGAAAAGTTAATTTTGTTGGTAATGATCATTATCAAAAAGCTGGGGATGCTTGTAAAAAACTTACGCCATTGTTAAAAGATTTTGATGTAAAGGCAATGGTTATTGAGAATACAATATTTGCCAACTCTCCAAAAACATCAATGCAACTAGCTTTAGCACAAGGGGCAGTAGTGAGTGCTGCATATATTAATGGAGTAAAAAACATTTATCCTTGTGTACCAGTTGCTTGGCAAAATTGGATTGGTAACAAAATTTTAACAAAAGAAGAAAAGGCAGCACTAAGAAAAGAAACTCCTGGAAAGTCAGACTCTTGGTATAAAAACAAGGAAAGAGAGTTTAGAAAGAATAGAACTATCAGACTTGTTAACATAGAGTTCATGACTGATGTATCTGATAATGACGTTGCTGATGCAATTGCAATTGGATGGTATGCAACAAATAACTGGAATAAGATAACTAAACTTGACTTATAAAGGATATAATGATACTATGAAAATGTATGCTAACGAAAACTGGTTAAGAAAAAGATTTTTAATGGATAAAAAGTCTCCAGAAGACATTGCAAAAGAGTGTGGCGTTTCTGTTGAGACTATCTATGTATACCTTGGAAAATTTGGATTAAGAAAAAGTAGGAGAAAATAATGGCTGAATACCCATCAGAAGCATTCTTTGTAAACAAAAATGAAGACAAGATTAAAAAGATTCTTGAGCTTTCTAAAACTGCCCCAGCTGGATACAATATCCTTGCTGCCTGTTTAGATATTACAGAAATGTTGCTAGAAAAGAACGTGGCGTATGGAAACTCTGCTCTTAATCCTATTCGTATCTTTAGTGATGCAGATGATATGGAGCAGTTGAATGTTCGTATTGATGATAAATTAAATAGAATTAAAAATAAAAAGTTGTATGCAGGTGACAATGATGAAGACGACTTAATTGGGTATCTATTGTTAAAGAAGGCTAAAAAACGTGGCTAAGAAAAAGACTGTATTCAAAGATAGATTTGAAAGAAAATCTTCAATGGTTACTGAAAGTGGTCATGAAGTAAGCGAAGGTGATCTTATAAAGATTGTTGGAGAGCATGGCTCTACTTTTAAATTTAAATGTCTTGTAAAAAATCCTGCAAATGGTGTAGAATGGATAGACTGCTTTCAGATGTTTAAGGATATTTCTGGACCAACAAGGTCTTTTTATCCTGATAGAGTTAAGGCAGTAAAGAAGAGGGGTAAGCGTGTCAAGCGAAGCAGCACTAGTTAATCATTTAGACCTTGTAAACAAGGTTGCATCAGAGTACCTAAAAGGCTTAGATGCTTCAGAGATTTCAAAAGCACTAAACATTCCAAGAGTAAAGGTTACAGAGTTACTTACTGACTGGAGAGTCATGGCAGCAAATAACCAAGCTATCCATGCTCGTGCAAAAGAAGCTCTTGCAGGTGCAGATCAACACTTCTCATCACTTATTAAAAAAGCGTATGAAGTTATTGACTCTGCAGACACTACTGCAAATTTAACAGCCAAGACAACATCTATTAAACTTATTGCTGATATTGAAAGCAAAAGACTTGAGATGCTACAAAAAGCAGGTTTGTTAGATAATCAAGAGTTAGCAGATGAACTTTTAGAAACAGAAAGAAAGCAAGAAATACTTATATCAATCCTAAAAGAGGTGACATCTTCTTGCGAATCCTGCAGACCAAAAGTTCTATCTAAACTATCTCAGGTTAATGAAGGTGGGGTCGTTGTAATTGACAATTGATATTAGCGAATTTATGGAAGCTCTTGACGAGTCTCCATTCGCAGAAATTCCAGTAGATGCAAAAACATTTGTTGAGGGTGAAAAGTATTTAAATCAGCCACCTCTATCAGAATACCAATACACACTTGTTGAATGTATGAGTCAAATTTATAAAGAAAAAGATTTGATTAGATTTATGGGAGAAGAAGCTGGTAAGCAGCACTTTAAGAAGTATACAAAAAATGAAGTAATTATGCAGCTTGGCAAGGGTAGTGGAAAAGACTTTTCTTCAACAGTTGGCTGTGCTTATTTAGTTTACAAACTATTGTGCTTAAAAGATCCTTCTCGTTACTTTGGTAAGCCAACCAATGATGCTATTGATATTATGAATGTTGCTATTAATGCTCAACAAGCAAAAAATGTTTTCTTTAAAGGATTCAAAACAAAAATTACTGGCTCACCATGGTTTGCAGGAAAATTTGATCCACCAAAAATTGATAGCATAGAATTTGATAAGTCAATTACAGTTTATTCTGGACACTCTGAAAGAGAATCTGCTGAAGGTTTAAACTTAATACTTGCAATCCTTGACGAGATTTCTGGTTTTGCAATGGAGTCTGCAAGTGGAAATGATCAGGCTAAAACTGCTGACAATATTTATAAAGCATTTCGTGGATCTGTAGACTCACGTTTCCCAGACTATGGCAAGGTTGTATTGCTATCCTTTCCTCGTTTTAAAGGTGACTTTATTACAACAAGGTATGAAGATGTAATAGCTGAAAAAGAAACTTTGCTTAGATCACATGAGTTTATAATTAACCCAC